CAATCTGATTTGATGCTTGACTCATAATACTCACCTCCTTTCATAATAAAGGTTCTGTTTCTCCGTGAATTTCCTATCCAGCCTTATTCTTTAAATAGGTCTGGTTGTTCTTTTTGAAGCATTTTTACTGCCTCGCCATAGGTTTTAGCTTTCTTTCCATCAACCATTTTTTGAGCTTCTTGCTCGATTGTTGATGTTTTGTCAGCATCACCCTCGGCTCCTCCTTGTTCTTCAAATAGTTTCGAAGATATTGGAGTGAGTTCTTTCAAAAACTCAGAGAATAGTTTTGCGACTTTTGGAGTTGCAGCCATTAAAATATTGGATGCAGTCTCTTTGTTCTTAGCTAGAAGGACGCCTTTTTGATTGCTTTCAGAGAACATATATCCTTCCACTTCAGCTTGAACCTCTTTAAATCTAAGTTTTTTCTTGACAACGCCAAGCTCAGACTTCATCTCGTTCATCTGTTTTGAGTGGTCGGCTTTGGAGATAAACTTCTCGCTACCCTTAACTGACTCTTCCTCTTCCTCTTCCTCTTCTTCCTCTTCTTCACCTTCGCTTGCTCCCTCGTCTTCTTCATCTCCTTCTTCCTCGCCCTCAGCCTCCTTAGCTATAACCTTTTTGACTTCCTCAAAAAGCTTCCTCTCTTCATCAGAAGCATCTTCAGCAAGTTCAAATTTAGGATCTTCTACTAATTTTGCTTTAAGTTCTTTTTCGGTCATTCCTTTTTCACCTCCCTTCTCGTCGAATTTGCTAGTAAAACCAGCATACATATTTTCGGACAGAGCTACTGGTGCCAAGCTCTTGAAATACGGTCTGTTTGTTAAAGCACCACCGATTAACACATTTTCAAATTCTTCATGAGTTTCTTGATCTTCATAGTCAAAATCAAACTCAGGACTAAAGTATTTAAACACCCCATCTTTTATTAATTGCTGTCCGAGCTTCGTCCACTCAACGGAGGCTTTAAGCGTAACTTTATCATCTTCAACCTCTTTTACTAAACTCTTATACCAACCGGCTGCACCCTTCTCTGGCATATGTTCTTGATCAACAGCTAACTCAACCTTTCGAACATTGGTGTTGAACGAATTGACAAACTTATCAATATCATCTTCTGTAATTCTAATCATGCCATATTGTGGGTGTTCCCACTCACCAGCATGTAAAACCTCAATGTCTGTGGTTTTTTGTTTGAAAGACTTTTCTGATAGTTTAATTTGTGGAACAATGTTTTTGAGAAATAGATCCGAAGCTTTCTTGGTTTTCGTTTCACCAGAATGAGATTTGCCATTTTTGTCATAGCAAACATGTAGGTATTTTTCATTTTGGCCCTCGACGGCAATAGTTCTGACTCTGCCTCCTTCTCTAACACATTTGTCAAATTCGGCAGGAAATTTTAAACTCATTTGTATCTCCTTTTGTTCATAATAATTGCTTAATTTATTAATGTCAAGTTAAAACACCTTGCTAATCAATATGCCTAAGATAATAGCTCCTATATTCACAGCAGTTAAAACATCCATTCTGGTCTTCAAAGATCCCATTGACTGCTGGAGATGTGGAATATCATTAGTCATCAAAGTATCCAGCTTATTATCCAGCTTTTCGTAGTTCCTCTCAAGCTGTCCGACCCTGTAGGTCAATGTGTTATTACTTGGCATTTTTCCCCTCCTTAAAGACCCCTATTCCATAAGGCATCTTTCTACTCCCAGATCCCGGTAGTGGATACTCCAAATCTTTAAATTCCCACGCTGGGACTGCTGACTGTGGTCTAAGCGATTCAGGAATCCCGGTAAAAGGAGGCGGATCTTGCTCCTCCTTCATTATGCCCACCCAGATACATCGGCAATGAAAATGAACTGCTCCGGGCTTGTAGCTTGAAAAGGCCTTATCTTCTGTCCCTATTACCTTTCCATCCATGCTCTGGCAGTAATTACAGGTTGCACCATCCAGGATAGCAGACCATTGATACCCATAGATTTCTTTTTTGAAGGACTCAAATGTGTAATTTCTACCACTATTTATCTCGTCTGAGGTTAACAATGAGGCGGTGGCTGGAACATTCTTGTTAAAGAACGAATCAAAACCAGCATTGACTTCTGCTAGTGCCTCCACGTCAGTAACGGAAGAATCCATCATCGCAACAGCAGCAATCCCCTTTACATTCTTAAGTAGTTGCTTTTCATGCCTGTCTGCAAGATAGAAGGCTCTTTGTGATATCCGGTTGTTTATCTCATCGGTTGTAATAGGGGCTGGTTGCTTAATCTCGTAACTTGCTTTCAGCTTCCCATATTCAAAAAGGTTTTTTGTCTGCTCTCTAAAAACAGCAGCATATTGCCCTTTTAATTTCCATGATATTCTATGCAGGTCAGCGAAGTCTTTCCTCCTTATGGCATCCTCAAAAAGAGTTATCAATCCTGCCCTTTCCCTATTAAGAACGGAAAGCATTTTAGAAATAACCTCTCTTTCAGCACTATCCATAAAGTCTCTAATTTCATCAAACTTAACTCGCTTTTCTGCTCTTGTTAGCTCTCGGTGGTATTGTGGTTTTTCCTTTTTCTCTTTAAACTCACCTTCGTCCTTTTCTTTTTCGTCTTTTTTATCATCTGGCTTATCTTTGTCTTGTGCATTTCGTTGCACATTTTCTCTATCCTCAACCTTTTCACCCTCTGGCTTTTCTGGAAGCTTTAGGACTTTTCGGAGATAATCTTCTGTTTCTTGATCGGAGGTAAGCATTCCTGAAAACGATAAGGTTTGAACTGCCTCAGCAAGTTCTTTAATATCTTTAACCCCTAGATCAGAATGAGTGAGCTTTGGATATTCTTCTACTGTCCAGTTATAATCTACAAGTTTCTTAATCTCCTCGTTGACTGTATCTTCAATTGCCTTTGCAGAAGCATCAAGAGCAGACATAAAAATCTGTGATTGATCTTTCGCTAAAGCATAGCTACCGGAACCACTACCACCAAGGTCTATGAATTGAGCTAGAACAGACTTTAAAATCTCCCTAGTGTGATGTTCGAGCATTTCCTGAACTCCCTTTGTAGTGCCAGACTTCAAGTCCATCATTTCTACTTCCCAACCTGTTTTCTTCACAATGTAGGCCTTTTCGTGTCCTCTTAAATTCTTGCCCATCTTTTCAGCATCGTCATAATCATCATCAGTAAAACCATCTGGCAATGTGATAACCGGAATACCAATTCCAAGTCTCTCAGTAGCAACCGCATCAATCTTGTAATACTTATCTCTAAAGAACCAATGCTTGTAGGCCTGTCGGAGAATTGAAGTTCCAAGATAATTATCGCCCTCTTTACGGAAAACAAACACCATCAGCTTTTCAACAGGAATTTCAATCGTAACATAACTGTTGTCTTTGTAAGTTCTCTGCTCAATATTCTCTAGTTCTCCATTCTTATCAACATTCCACCTTTCAATAGTCTTTGGTAGTCTGGGGGCCCACTTCCTCCAACCAATTTTACCGTCCTCTGTTATCTTATAAACCACTTCAAAAACCATCGTTCCATATGGGTGCATCAAAAGTATCTGCCTTAGGGTATCTTCCCATTTGGTAATCAAACCATTAAAAAGATTGTCTTTTACAAATTCGGCAATCTCAACATCCTGTGCCTCTTCTGATGCTGGCTCAATATCCCACTCAGCAGAACGAATAGGAAGTTCGCACATTAAAAGAGCAGCCTGAACAGAAGCATCAGACCAACGCATTTTATCAATAGTAGTATAGAGTGTGGAACCAGTTAAATTAGAGACGTACTCATCTGTATCAATAACTCCTTGAAAGTTAGTGACACCAGAAGCACCAATCTCTGGTCTTGAAGATTTTTTTGTTGTTGTAAACTTTTTTGTTTTTTTTTCTGCCATATTGACCCCTTAAAATTGCTTTCCCATTACGTCAGAGGTTATTGGTCTATCCTTTTTAGGGATATCCTCTGCCTTAGGTTCAGCCAAAGAGCCTGTCGACAGCCTGTCTATTCCAAGCATCGCATAGTTGGTTGCCATTGTCAAATGGTCAGCACCAAGCTTTTTATAAGCCCACCTAACAACACCATGACTATCTTCCTCTTTGTCTTTTGCCCAATTGCACAAGTGCCTGATTAAAAGATCAATCGGCTGTGTTAGCCTTGGCAAGATAATCTCATGCCTTTGAAACCTGCCAGACATTCTATCAAGAGACTCCATTTTGTTAACTACAACCCTGTATTCTTTTTTCTCTGGATCTTTGATCCACTTAATAAATTCTTTTTGTCTATCATTATAGTAAACTAACCATACCTTACTTTGATATTGTAATGCAAATCTTCTCGCTGAGTGTTTGTTTGGCAGAGCATCAATCAAGCAAAAGACTACTCCGTATTTTTCCATTAGGTCAGGCAATCTCTCGAAACTGTCGCAAACCTCTGTGTGAACTAATCTGATATCTCCTGACTTCTCCTTAGTATAAATCGTAATGCTTAATTCATCGCCTTGATCAACTCCCATAATGGAGTGCCTGCAATCCTTTTCTAAATCATGTTTGTTCTGAATGCAAGAGAGCAGTATGTCCCTATTGAGTGGTTGGTTCTCACCACCATAGGCTTCTCCTAAGCAGAAATTGTAGAAGTCCTTAATCCCTGAAAGCTGAGCTGTAGGCCTTAACCTGGCTCTTTCTTCTTTCTGTAATATTTCCTTTGCTGAAATCCAGGGTGCCATTAACTGTGAGATATGATAACCGGAAACTCCCCAATCCTTATCGCCGGTTGCCTTCCAATAGCCATTTCTTCTAGCATCATCTGTTATTGTGGCTCGACAGAAAACACAAGCATACCGAGCTTCTTTTGTATCTCCTTTGATTGAATCCGGGTATTTAAGTATCTGGGCCTTGCCACACTTAGGGCATTCCACAAACCACTCTTTTTTATCGGACCTATTAAAAAGATAATCAATGCCAAACTCTG